CCACCATACAAGCTAGAAATCGCTGTAGTAGGTGAACCTATCAAACTCCAGCCTGTAAACAAGTTATCGTTACTGATAAGCGTGGCTGTAGCAGGGTAAGCAACAAAGTTGTATCGCATGGTATTAGTCCACGCATAGTTAGTGAAACTACGATCCTTGAGCTGCATCACTGCCGAAGCGTTGCTGAAAAAATCTGCAGGCTCACTCCTAGCCACATTCTGCAGATAAGCCAAAACGTTATCGCCAGGGTTGTTTACGTCATAGCCAAGCAAAGTCTGCCCACCACGAACGCCACCATACTCCACAGCTGCAAAACCGTTATAGTTCATGACAGTCTTGATACGGTCAGAAGTTGACTCTACCTGCCAAGCAGTGCCACCAGTGAAAGAAGCGTTGCTTACCCGATACATCATGTCTAACGCTGTCAATGTAGCTGTAGCATCAAACCCTGATTCTTCATAGTTGAAGTCCCAGTCTTGAATAAACCCTGTAAACCGTCTAACACCGTTGCTAGAGATACGGATACGCCCTGCAGGTTGAACCAGCGTATAACCACCAGACACATACCATAAAGGGCTAGAAGTGTTTAGTGGGTCAAAGACACGACTGTTATTTACAAAGGTTACTGAAACCTGACCTGCACTAAAGTCATCAAGATTACGGTTTATGCCACGACTAATAGAAACGTTTTGCACATACTGCGTAACGTCAACATAAGTGCTAGATCCAAACTGTAACTCAACAACATAACTAGGTAAAGGCATTTTTAGTTTCTAGCGTTCCAGAATAACTGTGCAGGCAAGCTACCATTCTTCTTCAGATACTTGCTTAGAGCATCAACAGCAGCCTTAGGGTCAACAGCAGTATTATAGATGTTTACAACAAGATTGCCTGAACTGTCCCTACCATCTGCACCAACAAATCTTCCCTTATTCATGCCAGGGTTGTATGCAGGGAACTTACTCTTTACACCTTCAGCCAAATCAGCTCGTCTCTGCGGATCCGTAAAGGCCTCGTCAATAGACTCTAAAGCACCCATAGTCACAGCCAACGGAATAGCTGCCTTAATAGCAACATTCACAAGTTTGTTCTTACCAAACGCAGCCATAGGAGAATTGGCTGCGTTACCTGCTGCATTAGATGCTGCTATAAAACCCATAGCCTTAGCGAGATTTGCTACTGCTGTACCTGCCGAAGCCAACATAAAGATACCTTTTAGAGCAAGCAACGCAGGCAAAGCCTTTACAAGCTCTGTCGCAACATTACCGAAACCCTTCATAGCATCGCCATCACCAAACAAAGCAAAGAAATCTTTTACACCGTTGTAAGTTTGCTCAACAGCAGTTTTGATTTGCAAGAAAGTTTTGCCAGCCTGAGTATCAGGGTTAGACAAATCTGCCAGAAACGCCTTGACGTTAGGCACAACATCCGTCATCAAGAAATCAGCAAAATCCTTCATGTAAGGCAAAAGAATCTTACCCACTTCATCACTAACGCTCTCCATGCTACGGTTCAGCCTGTCAAACACAGACACACCTGCTTCAGCAGTACCACCAACCTGCTTCTCTATAGCTTTCAAAATTAGATCCTGAGCTTCAAGAGTCTTATTACTTTGAACAAGAGTCTTAATTTTTAGTTTCTCTTGAGCAGTAAAAGTAATACCGTTACGTGTCAACGAAGAAATACCCTTGATTGGGTCATTCATAGCCTTACCAAGTTGAACAGCGTTACTCTCAATACTGCCAAAACCAGCAGCAGCCAAATCTATTGCAGCAACAGTAGCCCTATCAAAAGCACCACCAGACTTATTTATCGTTTTGTTCAAGTTCGCAAAAGTAGCCAACTTAGTTTGAGCAGCCTTAATAACGTCAGCATCAACAGCAGTCAAATCCTGCAACGACTCAGCATAGGCATCAACACGCTGTGTGGCCATACCAACGCCCATAGACTGCATAACGTTAGCCAACTTGGAAGAAGCAATTTCAGCCTGCTCAAAGCCCTTTACAGCGTTTGTAGCATAGTTCGCAATCTGGCCTAAACCCAAACCAATACCAACAGCACCAAGAGTCTTATTCAGTCCACCGAAGCTTGACTTGGCTTTTCTTATGCCTGAGTCATCAAACTTAGATAACAGTTTTACAATGACAGCCATTAGTTCAACTTCCTATTTACCATGCGAGCATACTTATCAATAACTAATTTTATCTCACGCTCAGCATTAGGCAGAGATTCTTCAACTGCAGGATAAACAAAGTTACTCTGATTACGTTCACGCAACTTATTGACCATAGTTTGACCCTGCGAAGTAACCCTGTGCCTACGTGTCCCACCCTTATAGGCATACTCATTTGTTACAGGCTTAGCTTTACGCATATTGCCCTTGCCAGCGACATCAGCAATAGCAGTCATAGGGGACTGCACCCAAATAGAAACTAAAGGAGTGATCGCTGTTCGCCTGGAACGCCCTGCACGAAACTTAGCAACAACGTTATCTGCTTTTCTACCTGCACCCCAAGCCAAACGACCTGAATTATTTGCTTTACTCATACCCGATAAAGGGGCAGTGCTAGGGATAACTCTACGAATAGCAGCGATAAGGGGTTTAGCAGGTTCTTTAGCTTCACGAACCATACGATTCTTTAGACCAGGTTCTAACGCTTCCAGATCTTTAGTTAGCTGCCGAATGTTATACACAACATTAGTTTGCCCTTGTTGTGCAGCCCAAAGCTCTTTCATCCTAGCCATGACTAATCACTGCTCCTTTGATGCTTTAACGCATACAACATAGTATTTATCATCCGATCAGTTTCATTCATCAACACTGAAGGGGCTATACCTGTTGCAACAGCAAGATTCGCAATCATCCAGTGATGGGAATCAACACCCAAACCGTTTATCCTTTTGGGTCAGCAACCTCAACTTTGCCAACAAGTTCAATCCAACTGTCAAAGTCTTCAGCAGTCTTCTTCAACCTAGTGACACCAAGCCAAGCAAGATAAAGCAAGTGTGTAAACTTTTCTAGTTTGTCTATCCCCAAGTTGAAATAGGCTTCCCATTTCACAATGTCACCTGCAGAAGATTGAACGTCTAAAACAGTTCCATCAGCCAACTCTATGCGTAGGTTAAGTTGATTCATTAGGCTGTGGCTCTCGTAACTGCACCAGTAGTAGGCCAAGTCACAGTGAACACGCTTAGATCACCAATCGTTCCTGAAACAGGAGTCAACTCAGTCACTAAACAAACTGCACTGTATGAAGGATTTGCTGAACTCACTGCTGAACTTGTTGGCTTAATAACCACAGTTGCGTTAGCACCTAGAAGTGGAAACAGAGTCGCATCCACAGTTCCAGAAGCATAATCCTGATTGAACGCCAAAGTCAAAGAGCCTTCTTTTAAACCTGCAACACGTGTCACAAAGCTTGAACCAAAAGCAGTAGTAGTAACGTCAGTAGCTGTAGCAGTCAACTCAACCTGAGTCAGGTATGAAGCCAAAGCAGTGCTTCCGTTGATTGAAACGCTGAAATCTGTTGCAACAAAAATTGCCATTATTTATCCTTATCTTGCGAAAACTTGAACCGAAAACTCGGCACTGAAATAGTCTATACCGTTGATACTAACAGCCCCAATAGCAGACAGTTCAGGCACAAACACTTCATAAGCATTACCACCCAAAGTACGATCACTCTCAATAGCGTATTTGACTGAACCTTCACCAGGGGCAACAAGCACATCCATGTCACGCTGAGCTGTACGCTCCGAAACACGACCCAAAACAACAGTCACCCCAAAAGTGTATTCAGCCATAGAACGCTGATTCTGCTGATTGTAGGCAACCTTATTCAACCCGATCATAGCCATAGGTGGGTTCACTAGGTCAGGTAAAGTTTCAACAACACGTAACCCCTTGATAGTTGCAAGGTTCTTAGCCAAACCTGCACGAAGCAAACTAATAGACATCAAGCACCTGTTCTAAGCAGACGGTAAGGGTTACACAGCTGAGCAACGTCACCATCCATGTTTGAACCTACACGCATAATTCCCATGTCCGATACACCTGCAACACCAAGTGGGGACTCTAGGCGTTTGAACAGTCTTGAAGCCTGAATGATAGTCGCAAACTTGATAGGCTCAGGAACACTAGCCCAACCAAACTGACCTGTAACCTGTACCAACGCAATCTCAGCCCAAACAGGGAATAAATAGTTATCGGTAGCAGTTATCACAGTGTAAGGACTATACGCACCATTCGCCTTGTTGTTGTTAGGTTGCAGCTGATAGTCGCCTGTTTCCCAAGTTGTGTCATAAATAAGTGGATCAGTGCTAGAAGTCTTCAAGTCAGAAATAGACTGTGCATCATCAATCCAACACACAAAACCATCATTAGCCTGATAGTAGCGGACTTCCCCTGCAGCAGTTGAATAGAAGTAACGGTTGCAGTATTGGTCAATCATGCGAGAAGCAGAGTTTATGCTGTTCTCAATAAGAGCATCATCAATAGTGTCTGTAATACGAAGTGCAGCTTTTACATCTGCAAGAGTGCAGTAAGCATTAGTTAAGGCCAAAATAAACTCCTAAAGTCTTTACTAGTTTAGCGTAACCTTAGAT